GCAACATTTGCGGCAGTAAAAGCAGTAACAAAATCAGTTGCGGTAGTGCCACCTAGTGTAGCAGTTACCGCAGTTGTCATTGTTGAAATATTCTTAGCACTAGCTGAAATTGTAAATGTGTTGCCGCCTGTAAATGTTGGAGCTGCTGATGTTCCAGTAACAAGGGTAGCACCAGTAGTAAATCTCTCAAAAACTTTTGTTGTATATGTTTGATTCATTGAGTAATCATAATGACTGTAAAGAGATCCTGTTGCAATATTTGCTCCGCCACCTGTGGGATCTAAGTTTTTATTTGCAGTAGAATCATTAGCATACAATGGATTATTAATTGTTGTAAATGTATCTGTTGCAACTGCATACTCTTTAATTACATAATTTGCACCAAGATTTACATTGTTTGTTTTAAACCAAACACTACCTGTTGGATGTGGCTCTGTATCAAAGCTCTGCCATTGTGGGTTGCTATAGTTTGGACCAAAGTGTATTACTGGAGCATAGTATGGTTTACCTGATCTTGAAGTACTTGTTGCAATTCCAACTTCAGTTAACAATGTTGAGTTGTTTCCATCATCAATCATTGCAATACCATTGCCATCGTCAGTAGAACCATCGTTGGCTGCAGTACTGTCTGCATAAATTTCTAATTTGTTATCAGAGCTAACTAGAGCACTAATACCTGTAATTGCAGCAGCATTAATGTCATTTGCAACAGATGTTAGTGTTGTTCCTGTAGAAGTTACAGTTACATCATTGATAAACATACTATTACCAGCAGTTATTGTTGGATTAGTTGCAGTACCAATCACTGTTGGCCATGAATTTTTCCAACTGTCACTTCCAACAAGTACCCATGAATTTGCAGTAACACTAGCTTCGCTATTGCCTGGAGACTTGTAGTACATTGGATTGTTTGTATTTGTTGTGTTTATTGCATAATCACCAATACTACCAATTGAATCAAGGGGTGCACCGCTTGCTACACCGCCGACTAAATCTGCTACGTTTGTTATTACAGTTGGCACTTTGTTTGTAAAAACATTTGTAGTTGACGACCATTCAAAAGCACCATATGCACTTACACCTGTATCAAACCAATATGCACCATCTGCTGGATCACCAGTAGGTCTTGTTGTAGTAGCAGTAAGTTGACTTAGATCAATGTCTGCTCTTTGTACATAAGCTCTGTTGCTGATACCTAGTGCTGAATAGGCTGCTAATAAGCCATATTCATTAAGTTCGTAGCCATTTATGCTTGTTCCTGCGGCAGTGCTATAAAAGAATGGAGTACCAAATGTTGCTGATAAATCTCTTTGTGATGTAATCAAGTATGGTTTATTTGCATTTGCTGCGGTTGTTCCGGCAGCTACTCCTACGCCTGCTCCACTTACTTTATTTTGAGCAGTTGCCATCAAAATAAAAGGGACTGAATTCGTTGCGGCTGGTAGATAGTTACTTTCATCTATTATAGTGACTTCTACGCCTGGTGATGTTAGTGCCATGTTTTCACTTCCTCTGTGTTAAAATCTTCTTACTGATATTTATAAGAATATACATTTTCTTGCCCAATATACTGCCCTTTGCAAAGGTTTATATTGCTAAATACTCGTATGAATAGGCCTATTTGTAGTGCTTGTAACCGCAGGTTAGTAGCAGTAAACTATATCAAAGAAAATAAAACACACTATCGTACAAAATGTGACAGTTGTATTCGACAAAAAAGAAAGGTACCTCCAAAAATCGCTCGTTGGATGAAAAGTGGTTTTAAGAAAAAACTAAACTGCGATAGATGTGGCTTTTATGCAAAAAGCGGAGCACAGATTTTGGTATTTCATATGGATGGAGATTTGAATAACTGTGCATTAACAAATCTAAGGAATGTGTGTTTAAATTGCAGTGTAGAAATTACTAAACTTGAATTACCTTGGCGTGTTGGCGATTTGATCGAGGACTAGTGTTTTTAAATCATCTAGTGTACTATTGTTATGCAGAATAGAATCAAATTTGGTATTTACATCTATCCATTTGTATTCACTCTCGTGTATATCAAATCCGTTCATTAGACTGCTTGTTTCTGGATTATTATTGTCAAATATAGCTCTTGTAAACCATTCTGGATCTTTACCTCTTTTTACTTGCCAAACTTTACCACCTAGTTTACGTATCATATCTTGTTCATTGCGAAAACGTACATCAGGAACAACATAGTTGCCAGGATTGTCGATCATATGTTTCTTTAGAAGACTTACCCAAACACCATTATCAAAACCGTTACGCATACATTCGGTGCCAAATTCTTGTAGCACTATTCTTGGTGTTATGGTCCTGCCAGTTTCTTCGGTCCAAAAATCGTCTGCTTGTTCACGCCACTCTCTGCTTTCGTCGGTATCACCTTCGAGCAATGCTCTGTCCCAGCCAAAAATAGTAGCAACACCGTCTTTGAGTTTGTCAGCAAAACTTACTTTGGTAAACCCTTGTTCTACTAATATGTCAGCAACGGTTCCTTTGCCAGAACCAATTAATCCGCATATTCCTATTATCATTTAAGTCCAGATACTTTCAAATGTTTAATTGTTTGTTGTAGTAAGTCGATCTGTCTTCTGCAATCCTCAAGTGCATGATGACTTGCACGTGGCTTTGGCAAGTCTGGATACAAACTATACACCGTACGTGCATCTCTGACATTCCAAAATTGCCACGGTATAGGCAATCCGAGTTGTTTGAATGCATTCTCAAGTATAACCATATCAAAGGTTGTACCATTGGCCCAAGTTAGTTTACAGTGAAAGCACAACTTGCTAAGTTCTTCAAGTGCTTGCTTTAGAGGTATTCTTCCCTCTTCACCAAATGCCTCATCCTGTGCTTCTTTAGGTTGTGTTGCCCACCATTCTACTGTGGCATCATCAACTTCTCTGTCAGGTTGACTGTCTACATCAACTCTTGCATAGTAATCTTGTTTATGGTAACCTATACTGAAAGGATCAAAGGTTTGTGCGGCTATTGTAAGAATACAAGCATCTGGACCTGTACCTACAGTTTCTATATCAATCATAATATCCATAGTATCATTATAACAGTGAATGAAACTATGTCAACCTATTTTCTTGGTTTTACTGTTTTCTTTGTACCAACTGTGCCTTTTAGGCTTGTCTTTGGTGGCTTGTATGCTCTTTGTACTTTTCCGCCTGATGAAACTGTTTGCTTACGTATTTTGTTGAGCATGCCTAACAGTTTACTTGCTGGATTCACACGTTTTGTTTTTTTGGCTTTGCGAGCTGCCTGTTTACTTTTGGTCTTGCGAGTCACTTTCATTTGTGCTCTACGTTTTTGATCTATAGGACTATCGCAGTCTTTGGCATTTCCAACAACACGGCCGCGACGTGTTCCACTTGTACAACGCCATTTTGTTTTTAATTTGTTACCTGTTCTACTAAACACCATTTCGTGTTCAGTAATAAATTCTTCTGCTCGCATTAGCCAATTACCCAAGTAAGTGGTTGCGATCCGTCAACATAATTCTTGAGTTCTTCAATTTTTGCATCCATAATAGCAGAACCTTCTGCTTTCATCTGTGCACCGTTCAAAGCAGTACCACCTTGCGGGCCTGCAATAGTAGCAAACTTTTCTCTGGCTTCTCCAATAATCAGTTTACAGTTTCCAATCATGTAGTCTTTTATCCACTGTGATGTAGAAAAGTCTGTTAACAGTTGTACCTCAGGACGTAGATTATAGCACCAAAGCAGAACTGTTTCTCCTGAACCTTTTATGTCACGCATTAGTGTAATTTGTTTTGTTGCACTATTGAAATTGTAATTTAAAAAACCACCAAACATTTTTGCAGTAAGTTCTACATACTGACTATAAAAATCATAGGTAGCAAGACCTCCCATCTGATTGCCATTTAACAAATATGTGTTTAGTGCTGCAGAACTAAAAGGTTCAAATGCTGATCCTTCTCCGCCATTGCTAAATCCAATTGTACGTCGAAACACCTGTCTAACAGTCATGATTTCGCTTGGCAATGTGTATATGTTTGTGTCTTCTCTAAGTGTCAGAAAATTATAACTTTCTTCAAATGCATTTTCTGCCCTTTGTCGATAGACACCAATTGCACGTTGATAAGCACTTTCATAATGACTCGCATCTAGTTCAGTATCAATTATGCCTTCACCTAATTGTAACTTGATGTATTCAAATACTTCTTGCTTTTTTGTTTCTAATGTTTGATCGAGTGTTTCAGTTGCCATAATACCATCCTATGACAGTATTTATGCAAATTACCAGGCCTTGAGTATTACAACGTGTTCGTTGCCTCTACCATTGTACTTGATTTCTGTGGCTTTGATACTGGCAAATTGTTTCCTATTATTGGGTTTGCCACCCTTTATAAGTTCTTTCAATTGTTCAGCTGGTTTACGCAGTGTTTTTTGTACACTTTTGTTTGGATCAAAACCAATCACACTATTGCTTTTAACGCTGTAGGTTTTGATTGTTTCGTCGGCAACCACATATATCAGCTTTCGTGTTTTAGTATTGTAAAGCCATGCTTCAGAACCGTGAACTAATTTTTCTGGCGAAACACTAGTTAGTTCAAGCTCATCAAAACGTCTAAGATACTTGAACTTACGTACCAATTGTGCAGGTGTTTTTTGTTTGGTGGCTCTTGGTGCTCTGTCAGCTTTTTTAACCTGCACATAACTTGCACAATCAGCAACTACACGTTCAAAAAACTTTTGCATTGCACGTATCTGTAACTTTCCTAGATGACTGTAGCCTTCTTCTAGTTGTACTACCATGTCTTGTTCTTGCTCTGACATTTTTGCAAGTTCTTTCTTTGTAGGTGGATTCATAAGTTCATTTATTTCACTTAGCTGTGCCTTAAGAGGATCAGCAATAATATCTATTGTTTGCGGCGGACATCCTTCATCACGTAACAATTTCATAAGACTGTACTTGTCAGGATCCTTACAGTCGTTTGCCATAAACTGATCAACTAGTTCATGTACTGCACCTTCGATATCCATGGTCTTATCACGCATGTTTTCTTGTATGCTTTTACGTGCAACTGCTGGCTTTGTGTTATCAACCACTAACTTTGGTGCTGGCATAGTTCTTGCTATTGCTTCTTTGACACTCTTCTTCACATAATCTGTGGTTGGTTGTATGTCGCCAACAGTGCCTGCTAATGTTTGCCAGTGTGCATTGTGTTCAGGATGTATGTCCGGCATTCCCTGTCTTAAACATCTTGCATAGATACTAGCATATACCATTCCGTTGTGTCCATGACGTTTCATTGTGGAAATATCGTCTTTGCTATACTGATTTTCTTTCATCCATGCAAGTAAATCTGGAAACAGTTCTACAGGTTTACGTTCTTGGTAATACCAATCAACTGATACCATTTTGTGTCTATGATAGGCTTGGCCGCTCATATCTAATGCAGTTGACCAATCAGGGTCTTGTGCTTTGCTACGTTGCTTTCTTACAACTGGCTTCTTCTTACGAGTGCCTGGCTTTAATAAGTTTTTGCCTTTTGCCATATCTTGCTCCTATATCTAACTGTTACAGAGAGTATAACATGTATATATTACGTGTCAACCAAAAAGTTCCTAAAGTTTTTTTAGCCATATGTAAATAAAAGGTTGACTTATACTCTAACTGTGTTATTATATATGTACAGTTAGAAAAAAGGAGAGCTTATGTTTGTAATATACGAAAAAGAAAGTACTAAGATACTTGAAATTTATAGATCTGGTACCTATGCTAAGACTAGCAGTTATAAGACTATGTCTGCCGCGAAGGCCGCTCTTACACGTTTTTCAAAAATTAAATGTGTAGATGTGTTGTTTGATTATGCGATTGCTGAAGCTGAGTACTACTATGCTAAAGTTGAGAAGCAAGTAACTAAAATTAACATGATGACTGGAAAAGAGTATAAAGAAAGTATTAACACTCCGCATTACTGTTCACCTAGTTCTGAAACTTATTGGAGTATGTAACATGAAAAAGAAAATACAAATTACTGGAATAGTAAAAGAAGATAGTGTTAATGTCGAGTATGAAACTGGCAAGCACGATAGTATTAGTAGTGCAGAAGCTGAATTGCTCACTATGATGGACTACACTCGATCAGGTCCGTTTCCAGTTAATAAAATTAGTCTAGTAAAAACTATCTACAACTTTGTTGAGTGTTACAAGGATGAAATGGAGTTAAAATATGGATCATAAAAAAATGGAACTATACGAACAACGTATAGACAACTGCTGGCAAGCCGCAGAATTTTGTGCTGATGGCACATGGGGTAGAGAATATTGGACACAAAATGCCATGTATCTTCTACGTAGAATGAATAGTTTTTTAAACGGAGGAACTGAAAAATGAAATTTATACTAGTAACAATGATGTTGGCTAATCCAATGACATATGCAGATAAAGCCACATGTGAAATTGCAGCTGATACACTGAAAAGTGTAGATGTAGAAGCAGTATGTATTCCTGCTGGCATACAAGAGCAAGATGCCGCAGATCAGATGTTGGATCATATGCAAAAAATGATTAAGCGACTCGAGAAAATGAAACTTGACTTGAGCGAAACAAAATGAACAAGACATTATTAGGTCTACAGTTTGATCCCAGCAAATTCCACAAAGGAATACAACTTGTACTTGATTATAAAAAGTATGAATTGAGTGTTATACAACATGAAGGCAGTTATGGTGGACCGCAAGGCTTATTTGAAATAATGGTAAGTGATAAAAGTGGTCACGGTGTCGAACTTCCAGGAATAACCGCAGAGGGCGATACTGTAAAAGGCTTCTTAACATTAGAAGATGTAAGTTCTATATGTAAAAAGATGACCGCTATTACTGGCAACGATCCTGTAAAGGTTGCCATCTAAGTCCATAAATACAGTAATAAGGATTACTGTATGCCTAGATTAAGTTTATATCGCCCAAATCGACAAAACGATTACAAGTTTATTGACCGTACTGTTATGGAAATGTATCAGGTTGGCGGTGTTGATATGTTTGTACACAAGTACCTTGGCCCTCAAGTTACTGGTGATGACAGTTCAAGTGTAAGTGGTGGCACACAAGATGCAACACAACCTGCTTACAGTACTGAATCACCGTTGTTCATAGAAGACCTTTTTCTACTAGAAAATAGAGATAGAAAATATGACGATGATGTGTACCAAATGCGAGGTGTATATAATTCTCAAGACATAGATTTTGATCTAAGTCAATTTGGATTGTTTTTAAACAATGATACACTGTTTATAACTTTTCATTACAACTTCATGATTGACACAATTGGTCGAAAACTCATGAGTGGAGATGTACTTGAATTACCAAATCTTAAAGACTATAACCCTCTTGATAGTAGTATTGCTCGAGCCATACCTAAATATTATGTAATACAAGACGCGGCGTTTGCAAGTGAAGGATTTTCGCAAACATGGTTGCCGCATTTATGGCGTGTCAAAGCTACACCACTGGTAAGTGCTCAAGAATACAACGATATACTTAAAAAACCATTTGAACAAGACAATATTTGGGACAATGGAAATTATTATCCAAAAGGCAGTATTGTTTTAAGTGGTGATGCCTATTACAAAGCAATCAAAGATGTAGACCCCGGCGTTGAAATCACTGATACAACACATTGGGAAGAATTTGAACCAGCAAGCGAACGTGACACATTCGGCACAGTACAAAAAGACCTAGAGCTTAATGATGCTATTTTACAACAGGCAGAATATGAGGTTCCACTTAGTGGTTACGACTCTGTAAAATTTTACATTGTTCCAACAAACGAAGACGGTTCACCAGCAGATCCAAACAGCTACACTGTTGATAATAATGGTATTACAGTTGATACAACAAATGTAGATGTTGATGGACAACCACAATCACCGAGAGCAAACGGGTACACACTGGGTTATCTAACAGGAGACGGATTAGCACCAAATGGGTTGCCAGTTACACCTGGAATAAGTTTTCCAAGCAATCCACAAGAAGGTGACTTTGCACTGCGTCTCGACTACTATCCAAATCGACTTTTTCGCTATAGCGGAACACGATGGATTAAGTACGAAGACGATGTGAGAACCAACTTGACACCAGGTGATATAACAAAAACAGTTACAGGCTATGGAAACGTAACTTCACAAACACAAAGAAGTAGTTTTGTAAACAATACAAACGAAACCGCAACTGAAGATCGTGGCAACATACCAGAACGTCAATCATTGAGTAAATTACTAAAACCGCAGGCTGATAATTAATGCAACAATTCTTTTATGACGAACAAATACGTCGATTTCTACTGCAAGTTACCAGGGTATTTTCAAACTTTCAAGTAGAATACGGTTATGAAACCGACAATCCTCAAAAGAAAGCTCTGTATAGAGTTCCGGTTCGTTACGGTGATGCAACAAGACAAGCTCAAACAATCATACAACAGAACAGTGCCAACAGTTTACCCAGCACACCTCTTATGACATTCCATGTAACAAACCTAAATTACGCAAGAGATAGAATACAGGAACCATATTTTGTTGAAAAACAAAATGTAAGACAACGTTATTGGGATACAGAAAGTGAATCCTATGAAACAACACAAGGAACAGCTTTTACAATAGAAAAGCTGATGCCGGTTCCTTATGATTTGGAAATCAATGTTGATATATGGACATCAAATACGAATCAAAAATTACAAATACTTGAACAAATATTAACACTTTTTAATCCAGGGTTAGAAATTCAAAGCACAGATAACTTTATAGACTGGACAAGTTTAAGTGTTATGTATCTCGAACAGGTTACCTGGAGTTCAAGAAATATACCTCAAGGAACTGACGATCCGATTGATATTGCAACGTTACGTTTTGTGATGCCTATATGGATAAGTCCGCCGGCAAAAGTTAAAAAACTTGGAGTTGTTGAAAAGATTATTGCTAGTGTATACGACGGTTCTGGTGATATGAATGAAGCAATATATGATAGTGATTTATTGCTAGGCACAAGACAAAAATTTACACCTTTTAATTATCAAACTCTTTTGCTTGGAAACAAACTACAGGTGCTTGAACCTCAGGCAGTTGTGACTAACAATAGCGGAGTGCAAGTGCCAAGTGCTCCTCCAAGCAATCTACTTTGGCATACTGTAATTGATCTATATGGAAGCCTAAGAGCTGGTATAAGTCAAGTTAGATTAGACAATCCATATGATGATACACAGATTATTGGTACAGTAGCATATGATCCTAGTGATGATAGATTTTTATTGTTTACTGTGGATACAGACACTATTCCACAAAACACACTTGATCCTATAAATGCCATAGTAAACCCACAGGCAAAAGGCCCTGATACAACAAACGGTCTACCAGCGGCATCAGAAGGACAAAGGTATTTGTTTATAAATGATACTGGAAGCGATAGTGCAGAAGATCCTGGTTTTGCTGAAGCATGGCGTGGTACTGATGGATCAACTTTGATTGCAAATACAAACGATATTGTAGAATATGATGGCGTACGTTGGAATATTGCATTTGACTCAAGCAACGAAAGCAATTTACAATATGTAACAAACCTTACAACCAGTGTGCAATACAGATGGGCAGACAATCAGTGGCTAAAAAGCTATGAAGGACTTTATCCCGAAGGCGAATGGAGCATTGTGCTTTGATAAACGCAGTCGGAGTTTGGTTTTACAGTGTCAAAACCAACCGTTACCTTTATTTACTTCGTAACGATGCAAAAAATCCTGGTTGCTGGGGCCTTCCAGGTGGTAAGGTCGATAACGGAGAAAATTTGCAAGAAGCAATGACACGTGAATGCACAGAAGAAATTGGACTATGGCCTGATACAATTAAACTGGTTCCAATTGAAAAATTTACCAGCATTGACAATAAATTTTCTTACCATACATTTCTTTGTTTAATAAAAGAAGAATTTACCCCAATATTAAACAGTGAACATCATGGATATTCCTGGATTAAATCAGGAGTTTATCCTAAACCGTTACATCCTGGTCTATGGACTACAATTAACTTTCAAGAAATACTTGATAAAATTGAGAGCATTAAACAGTTTCAAATATCACAAAATGAAACAAATTCTCCGTAGGTCCAGGTATCAAAATTAATATTTTGTTTCCACACATTGCTCGGTGGAATGTTGTCTGAAACAAATACAAATTTTACATCACGGTACTGACTCATAACTTGATTCATTTGGTTAACCAATTGTTCATCAAATTCACCAACACTATTACGTGCATCAGCACCTAATAGAAAAACTTCTTTGTGTCCGTCAAAACACGCTAGCCACGTAGCAACTGTGAGACTACGTCCTCTTGTTCCATATGGAACTAGATAGAACTCACCAGCGTTAGAAATACAATTTCTTGCATTGCTGTATACACTTACTTTTTTTTGATAACCTGTTTCTAATAACTCATTGAGTTTTTCTTGATCAAATTCTATATAAAAATCACATTGCATTTCCTGCCAACAGCCTTGAGAGCCATAACTTTGTAATCTCTTACGACCAAGATGCCATCCTGCATGTTGTTCAATGTTGTTTTTTAAATTAAACTTCCCGTGAAGTTTTGTTATATGTCGGCTATCTCCGTTGCCGATTACTGCGGCTCTTCCAGAAATATGTTGATTTTCAATTGGATTATCAATCCATTCACGCTCTTGATGTTTTTTACCATTTTTAATAGTGTTACTTACAATAACAAATTCACCGTCATAGTCCGTGCGATATCTTTGTAACATTATAATCTTCCCACTAAAACTTCAATTACACCTGGCTCTTCATTATCTTTTGCTTCGATTGCTTTACCAATCATACTACCTGCTGGTGGATTGTGTATTTCTCTGTGAGCCTTTGCATGTCCCGGTATGTCACTGCTTACAAGTATGTCACCTTTGTTAATTTTTCCTGTAACCTTACAAGGTACACGTCCTATCAATGCAACACTTATGCCCTCTGAATCACTATTCATTAGGTAAGCTGGATCGGTTGAAACAATACCTGCAATTGCAAGACTAGTAGGTCTGCGTGTTTGTGTAACTTCTGCAATTCCGCCAAGTTCTAACACTGTGCCTGGATCGTAGTTTTCGTCACTTGTATATTTCTCAGCCAAGTCAGCATAACGTGCGGCAGTTGCAGTGGCAGTTATTACACCAGCAGTAAAGTTACCTGAGCCATCACGAGCAACTATTGTACTAGCAGTATTTACACTTGTAGCATTTGATGTTACTGTAAATGTTGCACCTTCTGCACTTGCACTCCCACTTAATCCTGTACCACTTACTGCACCAGCAGCAACATAGTTACCTGTTGTATCTGTACCAAGTGCAACACTATTTGCGGCAATAGTAGTTGTAATGCTTGCTGTGTCACCTGCATTTGTAAAGGTAGCACTACCAGTAACATCACCTGAAAGTGAAACTGTCACTGCACTGCTTAATCCACCAGCAGTGCCTGTTGTGTTTTGATTAAGTGTTGCTACACGTGCTGCCGCTACTGTGCCTGTGCTTATGTTTGATCCATTTAACGCAGTCAAACTTGCACCACTTCCACTAAATGAGGCCGAAGTTAACAAACCAGTGCTTGGATTGTAGGTTAATCCACTGTCTTGTTTTACAGCAGTTAATGCACCAGTTGTGGTACTTGCAAAATATAATAAAAAGTTGGTATTCGTGGTTGTGTCACTGCTTACTGTTGCACCACCTCCGCTTGCATCAGCAAAGCTCAATGTGCCGCTACCGTCGGTTTGTAATATTTGTCCGTTTGTTCCATCTGCTGTAGGGTAAGTAAGTCCAGCAACAACAAGGGTTGTTCCATTTAATAATTGTAAACTATCTGACCTTAGTCTTGCAGTTATTACGTTTGAACCTGCTTTTCTGTTAGCAAATTCAAGTAATCCATCTTCTGAGCCATCACTAGCATCTTGTATCTTTCCTGTGATTTTTGCATATACAACTTCTTGGTCAGCATCATTCTCACCTTTAAACTTTAATTGTCCTAAGTAATCTGCATCTGCAGGTGATGCACTATTACGTTTTAGTGTAATAACTGGTGCTGCAGTGCTTGAATCTTCAGTGGTGGTTATTAATAAACTGTCATCAGTGGTTGTATTTGCAATGCTTAGTGTACCAGTGATACTACCATCGCCAGTACCACTAAATGCATTGATGGTAGGACTTGTAAGTGTTTTGTTTGTTAGTGTTTGGGTACCAGTATTAGTAGTAACTTCGGCTCCTTCAATGGTAACAACACCTGCACTTGCTCTAGCAATAGTAGTGTCACTGGCATGCCCTAATTCTATATCAGCAGTTGTTTCTAAATCGCCAGTTACCTTAACGCCAGTAGATGTAGTTTCAAATTTCCTGCTATTAGCATATCTTATTTCAACCCCTAGATCTGCATAGGCAATCAAATAGTATCCAGCACCAAATTTCTTACTTAAAAGTATGTTTCCATCTGTTTGAATCCAAGTATTATGGCCATTATTGTCTCTTATAATACTATTTGTGCCATCATGTTGTAAAGTAAAATCACCAGCAGTACCAATCTGGAGTTCTTTTGAGTTAGGTATAGTTACATTGCCACTAAATGCACCTAAGCCAGTTACTGATAAATTTCCAGCACTTATATTGCCGGTTGCAGTTAAACTTGTAATTGCCGGAGTTAGGCTTGGTGTGATTGTTAGTGTATCAGTACCATCGTTAGTTGTGAGTGCAAGGTTAGTACCAGCAACCATTGTGAGTGTATCACCAACTGCATCTGCAACAATGCTATTTTGTCCCGCTACTGCAAAAGTACCATATGCTGCGGCGCCGTTTCTTACAAAAGTTAATGCAGTTGATCCTATTGTTATCGGATCGTCAGTTGTTAGTTTCCACTGTGTATCAGCATAGGTTGTACCTTCGGTGACCATTGTGATAGAGCCAGCATTAAGTTCTCCTGCTCCATCAGCATCAGAACTTCTAGCCCAAGTTCCGTTTGAGCCAGCACCCACTGTGGTTACAGAATATATTCCATTTTCACTACCGGTGCTTTGGCCTGTTACTAGTACTCTATCATTTAAGCCAAGACTAACTCCATCTACTACCGCAGGAGCACCGCCACTTAATGTTATATTAGTTGTGGTAATTGCTCTAGAGGTTTGTTTGTAATCAATGTCTTGGAGTTGATGAGCACGAGGCCTAGTTAATCCCATTGTGTATCCTTATCTTTGCAGTATTTATGTGGAACTGCGGCCAAAAAAATAGCACCCGAAGGTGCTATTTCTAATTTGTTCTTTATGAATTACATCATTAATGCTAGTACTTCGATGACAGCTTCTCCACCTTCGTTAGCTTCGATTGCCTTACCAATTACTGTACCAATTGCTGCATCGTTGTTGGCCATTCCACGTCCATTACCAGCTGATACAATTAAGTCACCTGCGTTTACTACGCCTGTTACCTTAGTTGGAACACGTCCAGCAATTGCTAGTGCAACACCATCTGCGTCACTGTTCATCAAGTAAGCTGGATCTGTTGAAACAATTCCTGCTACTGCACGACAGTTTGCAATGTCACATTCTGCAACTTTACCTTCTCCTGCAAAGTGTACAACTGTACCTGCTTCAATATCACCGTCACTAGCATATTTCTCAGCTAAATCAGCGTATCTAGCGGCAGTTGCTGTTGCAGTAATAACGCCTGCAGTAAAGTCACCCGAACCGTCTCTTGCTACAATTGTACTTCCAGTGTTTGCACTAGTGGCATTTGATGTAACAGTAAATGTTCCGCCTTCACTACTTGAACTACCACTTAGACCAGTACCTGATACGGCACCAGTGGCAACATAGTTACCTGTTGTGTCAGTTCCTAGTGCAACCGAGTTAGCTGCAACTCCACTTGCAGTTGTGCATGTATCAGCATTACCAGTTAAGTCACCAATAAACACTGCACTAGATAATGATCCAGTACTTGGATTGTATATTAATCCACTGTCTTGCTTTACTGCTGTTAATGCACCACTTGTTGTGCTTGCAAAGTAAAGTAAGAAGTCGGTATCTGTACTTGTATCACCAGTAACAGTTGCACCTGCTGCAGCAAAACTTAATGTTCCACTTGCATCTGTTACAAGAGCTTGTCCTGCAGAACCATCTGTTGCTGGAAGTGTCCATACTAAATTGGTACCTACTGTTGCTGGTGCTTGGAAACCTACATAGTTACTGTTGTCACTGTCTAAGAATCTAACATCACCTGTTGTGGCAAAGTCACCTACTACGTTAGCACCAGTTGATATTACAGTTAATGACTGTGTACCACCTGCAGTAAGTCTTACATCACCATTGGTTCCTGAAAAGTCTACCGAACTGGTTCCGTTAACAATACTGTCACCAGCAATCTCAACGTTGGCGTCGATCACACCCGGTGTAACACCATCTGGACCAAAAAATCCAACTGCATTACCACCAGTATTTTTAATAACAACATTACCAAGTGTAATTGAACTTCCTGATAAGAATAGTTCATTGTATCTTTCACTTGCACTACCAATATCATAGGTTGCGTTAGCACTTGGAATAATGTTACCTTTAATGTTCACATCACCAGCATCTTGTGCATCAATTATTGATGTTTGATCTGCAGATGATATCTGTGTAATTGTGGTTGTTGTTGTGATTTGTCTAACTTCAATTGTATCACCTGCGAGAGGTGCTTCTGTGAATGTTAGTGTTGTTCCACTTACAGCATATGCAGTTGTTGGTTCTTGTACCACACCGTTTATGCTTACAATACAACTTGCAGTTGTTTGAGTACTACCTAGAGTAAATGCTGTTGTACTATTATCACCTGAGAATGTTTGACTTGCAATAACTGTGAAATCACTACCAGCAGTTGTCCAACTGTTTGAATCATAAAATTCAAACTGATCAAGTGTGGTATTGAATCTTATCATACCAGTTACACCAGTTGGACGTTGTGCAGTTGTACCGACTGGAATCATCTGTGAATCAGTTGCGTCAACTTTCAGTGTTGCACCTGTAGTAGTTGTAGCACTACCTATAACAATTGTGTCTGTACCAGCATCAATTGTTAGTAGGTTTGCATTTGAACTACCTTCAACAATAAAGTCTACATCTTGTGCATTTTGATTAACAGTTATTGCAGTACCTGCTGATGTAATATCATCTGTTGCAATTGTTATGTTACCAGTTTTAAGATTTGCACCAGTTACATCGCCTGTGGCATCTACTGCACCAGCTGTAGTAATGTTACCGCCTGCAACATTACCTGTAGCAGTAATAGTTGTACCAGCTGTAATGCCATTTGTTATATCAGCATTGTCTGCAGCTACTTGACCAGCAGTGGTTAAGTTTCCACCTGCAACATTACCAGTTGCAGTAATTGTACTTCCTGAACTTATTAAGCCAGTTGCTTCAACAGCACCACCTGTGGTTACGTTGCCACCTGCAACATTACCTGTTGCAGTAATAGTTGTACTTGCCGTAATAGCACCTGTAACAGCCGCAGTTGATCCATCAAATGTAAAGTTTCCACTGTCTTCAATTGCACCACTTGTACCTGCTAATACAACACGACCACTTGTTAGATCACTTACAATAGCACTTGCTAGTGTAGCTTCTCCTGTGGTATTAATTGTAGCACTGTCCATAGCATTTGCAGTGGTTAAGTTACCACCACTTACATTACCAGTTGCTACTATTGTAGTACCAGCAGTAATGCCATTTGTTATATCTGCATTATCAGCAGCTACTTGACCAGCAGTTGTTATGTTTCCACCAGCAACATTACCTGTAGCAGTTATTGTTGTGCCTGCCGTAATGCCATTTGTTATATCTGCATTATCACCAGCAATTTGCCCGGCAGTTGTTAAGTTGCCACCTGTTACGTTTCCAGTTGCTACTATTGTAGTACCGGCTGTAATGCCGTTTGTTATAGCAGCATTGTCAGCAGCCACTTGGCCTGCTGTTGTAACATTTCCACCTACTACGTTACCAGTTGCAGTAATTGTAGTTGAACCTGCAATTGCACCTGAAGCTGTAACTGTAACTGTTGTTACGTCACCACCTGTAGTTAAGTTGCCACCACTTACATTGCCTGTTGCAGTAATAGTTGTACCAGCTGTAATGCCATTTGTTATATCAGCATTGTCTGCAGCCACTTGTCCAGCAGTGGTTAAGTTACCACCAGCTACGTTTCCTGTTGCAGTAATAGTTGTACTTGCAGTTATTGCACCTGTGACCGCAGCAGTTGACCCGTCAAATGTAAAGTTGCCACTGTCTTCGATAGCACCACTTGTACCTGCTAGTACTACACGACCTGCAGTTAAGTCACTTACAATAGCACTTGCTAGAGTTGCTTCGCCAGTGGTGTTGATAGTAGCACTGTCCATAGCATTAGCAGTGGTTAGGTTGCCACCTGTTACGTTACCAGTTGCAGTAATAGTTGATCCTGAACTTATTAAGCCAGTTGCAACCACTGCACCACCTGTGTTTAGGTTACCACCAGTTACGTTACCTGTTGCAACTATAACACCCGAAAAGTTTGAACTTACACCGTCCACATTGCCTGTAACTGTTAGGCTGTCACCGTTGGCAACTCCAATATTTGGAGTTGTTAGGTTAGCACTTACTTTAACTGTTACAGCATCACCAACTATAGCAGTGGTTACGTCATCAACATTAACATCAAGTGTTTCGCCAGCTTTTGATAAACCGTCGCCAGCTACAATTGAACCTGCACCTGAGAACTGTGTAAAGATAATTGCAGTTGAACCCATTGTTACCGGTGCGTTTGTTGTACAAACAAAACCAGCATCAGCGTTAGTAGAGCCTTCTTCAACAAATGTAAACGCACCTGGAATTTCACTAGCTGGTGAACCATCCATGTCGCCTGCTCTTGTAAACACAAAAGGATTACCTGCATCACCAATGCTTGTTGTTACATAGATACCATTTTGCAATTGAGAGGCCTGGTCTTTGATAAGAACTCTATCACCGTTAACCAATGTAACACCGTCAACTGCGGCTATTTCACCGTTTGCATCCGCTGTTAGTGTTGCACCAACACCACCTGTTCCGTTGTCGTATGTTACTGCGGCTAATGCAGCAGTTGTTGCAACGTGTACAGATGCTTTAATGTCCAAGCCTTCTGCAACTGAATCAACATATGCTTTGTTAGCCGCATCGCCATCAGCAGTTGGAGTTGCTAGTTGAACAATTTTAGCATTGTTTACATCAATATCGCCAGTTCCGTTTGGATTAATTGAAATATCAGCATTTGTACCTGTTGAACTGATAACTGGCAGACTACCTTGGAATACGTTAGTGGTAACACTTGCACCAGCTACGTCACCAGTTGCATCAATGTCACCGCCTGTGGTAATATTTCCACCACTTACGTTGCCTGTTGCTGCAACCATCCCGGCTGTGTTAACATTGCCACCAGTTACGTTACCAGTTGCTGTAAGTGTTGTACTGAATGAACCTGATGTTGCACCTGTGATAGCACCTGAGTTGATACTTGCAGTACCATCTGTTAGTGTACCGCCTTCTATTGTGCCAGTTGCATCTACTCTACCACCTGTGGTTACGTTGCCACCTGCAACATTTCCTGTAGCAGTAATGGTTGTAGTTGCTGTAATAGCACCTGTTATGCCAAGTGTACTTCCATCAAATGTCATGTTAGAACTATCTTCAATTGCACCACTTGTACCTGCTAGTACAACACGACCACTTGTTAGGTCGCTTACAATAGCACTTGCCAATGTAGCTTCACCAGTAGTGTTGATAGTAGCACTGTCCATAGCGTTTGCAGTTGTTAAATTACCACCTGCAACATTACCAGTTGCAGTAATGGTTGTACTTGCTGTAATAGCACCTGTTATGCCAAGTGTACTTCCATCAAATGTGGCGTTTGCACTATCTTCAATTGCACCACTTGTACCCGCTAATACAACACGCCCACTTGTTAAGTCGCTTACAATAGCACTTGCTAGTGTTGCTTCGCCTGTGGTATTGATAGTGGCACTATCCATAGCATTTGCAGTTGTTAAATTTCCGCCTGAAACGTTACCTGTTGCAGTGATTGTAGTTCCTGCTGTAATGCCGTTTGTTATATCTGCATTATCACCTGCTATTTGTCCAGCAGTAGTTAAGTTACCACCACTTACATTTCCTGTTGCAGTAATAGTTGTACCAGCTGTAATGCCATTTGTTATATCTGCATTATCTGCGGCAACTTGTCCAGCCGTTGTTAAATTTCCTCCTGAAACATTACCTGTTGCAACAATAGTAGTTCCAGCAGTAATGCCGTTTGTTATATCTGCATTATCACCTGCTACTTGACCAGCAGTGGTTAAGTTACCGCCTGCGACATTTCCAGTTGCAGTAATAGTTGTACCTGAACTAATAAGTCCAGTGGCTTCCATAGCACCACCAGTTGTAATGTTTCCACCTGCAACATTACCTGTTGCAGTAATAGTTGTACCTGAACTAATAAGTCCAGTGGCTTCCATAGCACCACCAGTTGTAATGTTTCCACCTGCGACATTTCCAGTTGCAGTGATAGTTGTACCAGCAGTAATACCATTTGTTATATCAGCATTATCACCTGCTACTTGACCAGCTGTAGTTAAGTTACCACCTACAACATTACCTGTTGCAGTAATAGTTGTACCAGCAGTAATGCCATTTGTAGCATCTAGGTTATCTGCTTGGACTTGACCTGCGGTTGTGACATTACCACCAGCAACATTTCCTGTAGCAGTGATGGTTGTACCAGCAGTTATACTTGTGCCAGCTTCTATTGAGCTACTTGCATTAAGTGCAGTTGTTACGTTACCTGATGGTGCTAGGTTGACCATGGTGATATCGGCAACCTGTGCATCAGCATAACTGGAAAGTGTAACAGTATTTCCACTGCCGTCTCCTGACGTAAATCCAGCTGCAAATTGAGATTCATTTTCGTCCCAGATCCAAGCAATGTTTGTGTCATCGCCACGTTCTCCTACAAAACCTATATCAAATGCGGCTGAGCCGGTTTGATCTTTTGCTAGTAAGAGTATTGGATCTTCAATAAGTGTGTTAACTGTATCAAGTGTTGTACTTGTTCCGTTAACTGTTAAGTTTCCTGTGATAGTAAGGTTACTACCATAGTTCAAATTGTTCGCTAACTTGCCGGCACTAATACTATTGTCAAGTAATTTCGAACTGGCGACAATAGTAGCATCCGTTATCTGGTTATTGTGTATTCTAGTTAATGCCATTTTTTTTTTACCCCTTTACTGCAGAAATCCGTTAGAAGTTTTAATCAACCTCTTATGATAATATTTATACAGGGGTGTAATTTTTAAAAACCGTACGCTATTATTCTTGTAGAATAAGTTTTAGGTGGCAGAAATTGTACCATCAAAGCGTACTTGTTGCCAGTTTGAACCGTTGTATACGGCCAAACAAGGTGCTCCGCCGTTACCATTACTGACGTAGATTATCTGGCCAGCGGAGGTATTTGTAAGTGCATTTGCTTCAGTTACAGTGTATGTTGGTAGTTGTAAACTGTGAATAGTTGAGAACTGTGCAATTCCGTTGGTGTCTACTGTAATAGAATTACCCGTTCCGTTTGTAATAGAGGTCACAGTTGTGGTTGCAGTAATCTGCCTTACTTCTATGCTATCTAAGTTTGCTGGTGCTTCTGTAAACGTTAATGTTGTTCCACTTACTGCATATGCAGTTGTTGGAGCTTGTACTGTACCATTTATGCTTACAATAACACTAGCAGTGGTTGCACTAGTGCTTAATGTAAATGCTACAGTGCTATTGTCTCCTGAAAAGGTTTGGCTTGTAATTGTTGTAGTGTCTTGACCAACAATTTCCCAACCTGTTCCGTTGTAAACTTCAACTGCGGTTTCTGTGGTGTTGAATCTAAGATCACCAGTTGACGGTGTTCCGGGACGTTGTGCAGTATTACCAACTGCAATCTGAAGTGCAGTTGTTGTATCAATGTTAACAGTTCCGTTGCCAGTTGTTTCTAATACTATATCACTGCCAGCATTGGTTGTGCTCACTGTGGTATCAGTGACTGTTAGATTACCAATGGTAGATCCGCCACCAACTCCAAATGGACCAACGTATCGTGCTCCAACAATATAAATTGCTTTGCCTGTTACGCCAGCTGCAATTTGGCTAGGAATATTAGCCCCGTTAAAGTTAAGTACACCAGCTTGATAATCAAAAAACCAACCATCTTCGTTTCCTGAACCTGATTGGAATAGTTGTGTTCCGCCTGTTTGTGGATCAGTTGATCCTGTGTCATCAACATAAACTTTTACCAAATAAGTTGATCCAAATTCAGTTGGTATCCAATCAGTGGCATTTGTTTTCCATGTTTGGTTGTCAGGAGCAGTTAAATCTTCTGTACACTCAACAGTTGCACTACCGCCTTCGGCATCTTGATATACTTGAACAATTGAAGTTGTTGAACTTGGCTTGACACTTGGTATTGATCCTGAACTTTGCCATACTTTATCTCCACGCATCAATAGCGGAGAAGGAATGCTCTCGTTGAATGCTTCTTTGTTCGCCGGAGGTGCAGTTTTTGCAACTCCAAAACCAAGTTTTTTCCATAAAAAATCTACTTTGGTGCTATCTGCTAGTGCCATTAGCTTGCTACTCCTACACTAACACTGGTAAGTGTTTCGCCACTTGCAAGTGCTATACGCACAAGTATATTGTTACCAGTAGCGTTAGAACTGTTTGCACTACCTAGTGTCATGGTATAGGCTGCATTTATACTTGATCCTGTTGGTATCACGTCAGCACCGGTTAAAGCACATCCATTACTACCATTTCCACCATTTCCTGTGTCAGCACCAGGCACACCAGAACCAGCATATTGAATTGTTCCATCAACCCATCCATTTATTGTACTAGCACTATCAATTGCAGTGCCTGGAGAGGCAATCCACAATCCAGTTATTCCAGTACTACTGTTTAAACTGATGTCAAAGTTAGCAACAGTTGCCCTTCTAAAGGCAAAAGTAAAATATTGTGTTCCAGATCTACCTGTGTTCAAATCAGGACCTGCTGGCAGATAACCACTGCTTAAATCAGTAGTAAAATGACTAAGAGTACCCCAACGCACAACTGCTTCACTTGTACCAGCAATGGTTTCAGCTCCACTCCACACATTGCCTGTATACCAATCTTGATCTGCAAAAGTTGGATTATCAGCGGCAGTCCCTAAACCTTCAATTCTCAAACCGTCATCATCATAAACACTTCCAAGAGAATCACTTACTGGTATGTTTCCTTCGTCAAAACCTGACAAGCTGGCACTGTAAATTTGTATATACTTGTTAGTTACATTGACAATTGAACTAGAACCGTTTACATTAAACATCTGACTGTCAAGGTATCCAACTGCTCTTGCACTGCCATTGATACTAAGTGTGATATTTCCTAATTGTTGCGGAGATGCTACTCCAACATCAGCATCAACTATGCCACCGGTAACAAAACTTGGAGTGCCGTCAATATCACCATAGGTCTTGGTTTGTGTTCCGATAATACTACCAGTGGTGCTTTCTGCTAAGGTACCAGTTGTAAATTGTATTGGTTGAGTTGTGTTTCTATATGTTTGTCCTGTGAGATTTGATACTTCTAAACCTGATATAGTAACTGCTGGAGAGCCTGTATTGTAATACGGAACTCCAGAAATATATCTATAGGTACCTGCAGTTTGTTCTGCAATAGTTGCGTTCGCTTGCACAACTGTGGGCACATCTAGCATGTCATCTTTGACAAAGTCTACTAGATTGGTATCACCAGCAGTTGTATGACTAAGTTTTGCATCGTTATAACCTACACTTATACCGCTTAGAGCACGTTGCCAGCGTGCATCAAAAACCTTTGCAAATCCTGTTGGATAGGTACTTGCACTTATTTCATCGTGTGCATCGCCATCGTTCACAACTATAAGATCTGTATAGGTACCTGCAGCATCTCCGTCTGGAGTAAAAGTTACATTACCAGCTTCACTGCCGTTGAACACTGCTGATAAATTTCCTGAAATAGCAGTATTAGCATCAGTGACATTGTTTGTGTTGATTGTTGTAGTTGTGGTATATCTAGTGACACTACTACCTGCGGCAACTATGTTTCCGCCACTGTTATCAGTTGCATTAGCTGCCAACAATGGACTTGTGCCTTGGCTTGCGTCTTGCAAACTAAGAGTCTTTCCGCTCAATGCAGTTGGTGCAGTTGGGTTTGCATTAATTGTAATATAATTTGTTTTAGTTTCTGTATCTGTTTGTGCAATACTAACAGGAGTTCCTGATGATGTAAGAGCAACTGTAAAACTGCTAACAGTTCCATAACTGTTTGTAATATTTGCGGCTCCTGGCGTTCCTGCACCACTTGTGATGTTGCCTGTGGTATTACCGTCACCAAATGTAAAATTTGTTGTTGTAACGTTCTGACTTGTGTTTTGAAATGTAACTAGACCTCTGTCAGTTGTGGATAAGCCTGTTCTATAATCAGTAAACAAATATCCATCTTGTGCAGTATCACCTGTTCTATCACTGGTAATCACTGTTGTTCCGGTAAAAATACTGCGTATATCTGGCTCAACTACAATTGCAATATTGGCTGCATTAAACGGACTGCTTGTGCTTCCTGTTTCAGTTGCCAGTTGTACTTGAAATGTTTCAGAAGTACCACTTGCTTGATTACCACTGCTTAATGCAAATGTGTGATTTAATGTTGTTCCAGGATTTCCAGCAACACCTGATTGTATGTTTACTGCATTGACATTCCCATCACCCCAAGTCCATCTGTACTGTTGTCCGGCACCAAATACTGCGGTTGTTCCTGGATCTGTTGCAGTACTGTTTGTAAATTGGACTACACCACCTGATGTAGCTTCTTCGTTTACCACTGTTGTTACGTTAGCACTTGACAATGAAGTATGATCACTAAAAACATCTACAACACCTGGAGTACTATAAACTGTTACAGGACTTGGTCCAGCAGTGTTTGATGTTCCTGCCAACACAATCGAATACTGTGTATCTCCACCTGCGTTGGTATATGTGTTGGTAAGTGTTGTCCATCCAAGACTTGGATTAACATTTGCGGCTCCATCGCCCCAATCCAGTTCGTAACTAGAAGTAACATTGGTAGATGTGTTGGTAATTTCAGCGGCAGTTCCGCTATCTATTGTGCTATCAGTTATTGTAAAACTTGGTGCAGGTGTCGGTGTATAAAGTGTAATATAATTTGTGCGTGTTTTTGAATCAACAGATCCTTTTGCACCTAAACTTACATTTCCTTGATAGGTTCCATCTGGATTGAAAGCAGTAAAAGTTACAGTAAATTGTCCACCATCTGTGTTAGCATAGGTATTTGTTGGATTTTGTGATGTACTGGTGTTCCCGTCTCCAAAATCCCAAAGATATGAGGTCGCATTTCCAATAAATGTTCCAGTGAAATCAACGTCCATTGGACTAGGACCAGCCAATGGTGTTCCTGTGAAATCTGCTTGTCCAACAAAGGTGCCGTTAGCAATGTTTAAACTAACTTGATTTAGATCATCCAATCCATCAGTTACAACTGTGTTTGCAGTCCAACCATCGTAGGCAACGTTAGAAGTTAAATCACCATCTGTTGGTGTGCCAATTTGTATGGTGTTTCCAAGCAACGTATCTACGTTTGCACTATCAACCCAACTTAAAGATCCTGAACCATCTGTTGATAGTATTTGTCCTGATGTGCCTCCAGTTAATATAACTGCACTGTTTGCACCAAGATTAACATTACTTCCACTGAGATCTAGATTACCTTCAGCACTGATAGCATTTCCTGCAATCGAAATATTTGCAATATTACTACTTCCAGCTACGTCTAGTGTAACTGTTGGTGTATTACTACCTATACCAACCCGATTGTTAGTAACATCCACAAAGAAAGTGTTTGTGTCAATGGCTAGGTTAGCAGTTCTTTGTAAATTATCTGCGAGTGCGTTACCAGAGACTCTTGCAATTGCCATCTATTAATTTCCTTAAACTTTGCAGTATTTATCGCACTGTTAAGGTGTGTTGCCAAGTCCGTGTATTACGTTGATTGGTTCATTAAGCAAAGGAGCTTCTGTGAATGTGATATCATTTCCGCCACCGGTAATGCTGTAGGTAGAGGGTTGTTGATATATGTTGGAAATAAACACAATGGTTTGATCAGCAGCACTTACACTAGTACTAAGTGTGAATGTCAGCGTACTATTGTCACCAGTGAAATTGTCAACTGTAATATCAGCTTCGCCACTTTTTGCAACTTGTTGAAACACAGTTCCGTCAAAGTATTCCATACTGCCTGTGCTGGTATTATATCTAAAAACTCCAAAAACAGGATCAGTTGGACGTTCGTTGGTAGCACCAAAAGGAATACGGATACTGCTAGAACCTGATGCTATCGTTCTGTTTTTAAGAAAAACTCCACTTGCCATATTAGATACTTGTAAATGAAGTTACAGAATTTACTCCGCTTGCTACATTTGCAGTTACTTGAACAGTATCACCGTTTTCCAGTAGAAGTTTTTCTCCACCTGAGTAAAGTTGGTAGGTATCAGTGGCTGCAATGTCGAGAGTTTTTGCTACTAAGTTTATGTTACCAACACTATCACCACTTGGAACGATGTTTATATCAACATTGACTGCGGCCGCCGTTGCATTTGTTAATGCAAGATAGGTTATTGCAGTATTGTTTGTGCTTGTGTAAACTGTGGTTGCACTGTTACTTACGTTTGCGGTTTGTATTGCCATTTTAGTTCCTTAAAATATAATTCCAAAAACAATTGCTTTGCTTTTGCTTACTAATTCATCTGCGGTTGATCCGTCCACAAAGTAAACACCTGTTCCACCACTGCCTGCGACATTTCCATACAACACAGTTGTATTTGCAACCGAACCTGGGGCTGCACTGTCTGCTAATTGTAAACCTGCGGTGAGATTGATATTACCAGCAACATTAAGTTGGCTAGTGTCGGTGAAGGTAAAATTTGCACTTGCACCAAAATTTCCTTCATTGTTGAACTGTACTTGTGTATTTGCTCCAGCAACACTACCAGCAACCGCAGTACCAATTTCATTCCAGGTACCTGTTTCTCCAGTTTCGCTGGTGCTTGTACTTATTTCCCATTTGTTATCTGCTGTATTATATCTAATACCTGCAAAAGTTGATGCAGTTTTGTGAGTTAACAATCCAGCATTACTTGCATAGGTTGAAGTATTACTACTATTAGTTACAATAAACGGATCTTTAACATCAAGTACTTCAGTGTTAATATAGGTTATATTTCCATTTACAACTAGGTTTCCATCAACTTCCATCGTATTGGTATTGATGTACACTCTATCTTCAGTGTTTATGGTTTCAATATAATAATCGCCGTCGATTCTTTTTTTAGTATTCATAATGGACCTCTACGTGTATTTACCATTTCAAGAAACTTGTCCATTGACTGAATATTCATATTAGGCAAACTACTAAATTGTTTTACAAAAGCACTTTCGGGTCCTTCAATTCTTGTGAAATTTACATTATCAAATTCTTTTGCAAGCTCTATTAGTTGCCTTACCCAGTTTCCTGCAAATGTTGGCGGCTCAAGCTGTTTTTTATAAAATTTAGTATCGACGTATACGTTGTTGAACATGCCGTTGGTGGTTCCTAAATCAAAACCAATTAGAAATATATCAGTATGCCCATCTAAACATGCAAGAGAGGCAGCATTTGGGCCACTGCTATAACCTTTGTATTTGTTTTCCAAAGGCAATGCACCTAAGTGTGGTATAGGTTTTCTTGTATAAAAACGATAATTTTTAGAGTAACCGCTGTTTTGTATTTCTTCTGCAATAGGTCGATCAGTAGCAACCAAGCAGTCAGGAACAAAAGATCGATACAATGCATTACAACCGTATACTTTTCCTTTTGTTTTAAGTAGATTTAAATCTACTACCAATCTGCTTTTGCCGTTTCCTAATATGTATGCAGTACTCATAAAAAAACCCTCACTGTAGTTATTGCAGTAAGGGTTTTGGTAGTTAAAAAGTATCTATTAACCTAGTGAAGCATTCTCAACTTGTACTAGATCCATAGTCGCAGGAGAAGCAGCACTACCTGATCCACCAACTTTCACTGTGTCATCTAGAATGTTGAAAAAGTTAATCAATCTTACATTACCACTAAAGTCTACTGAACGTCTACCGCCCATTAGTCTTTCAATACGTACTGCACTTGAACCTTCGTCTGTGTATGTTATGGTCATAGCACCTGTTGATAAAGCAGCATCGGCTTCGTTTGTAAGTGTGCAAATTCCACATTCTGCGGCAGTTCCTGATGTACTGGCAACTGATGCAACTTCTACAGTGAAAATATGTCCTGCTGCAATTGTTCCTTTACCTGCACCCATTGCTTCCCAGTCAGTATTACCAACTGAAACCACTCTTAGTACACTGCCAACCACTGCATTTGCAGGGTCAATAGCGGCGGCATCTAATCTTGATACTTGGTACTTTCTTGCACCTTTTTGCTTGATTATAAAACCATCACCCTCGGTTGTTACACTTCCACCAGTTGGTCGAATACGACATGTCATTACTGGAAATGTGTAGTCACTGGTGTTAGGATTTCCACCTACTGCACCGTAGAATAATTCACCAGAAGGTGTTCTAGCTACACTGTCGTCTCCTGGATTGTTAAAACCAGCATCCTGTGTATCAGATATTTTAATTTTAAGAGGTCTACCCATTTGTTTTCTCCTTTCAAAAAGTTGGCGTTCTAGGCCTACGCGGTTTTGTCCGCATAAAACACTTAATTGTGTTAGTAGTATTTATGGTCAAAAAAAATAGCACCCGAAGGTGCTATTTTTAATAAAGTTTTAAGTGTATATTATGAGAAAGACAAGTTCTGAACTGCAATCTCACCTACATAGTCACCTGCATTACCAAATGAACTTGCAGTGTTTGATAACTCGATATAACCATATCTAGTCATGAAACTTACTACTGGCTCAAATGTAGCCGGATCTAGTACAACACCTGAACTCATTAGCGGTACGTATGGGCAGTAGAAAGCTGGAGCGTCTGTTTCAGATGCACCTTTGTATCCTACTAATACTGCTTGAGTGTCAGCTGCATATGAATCACAGAATACTCTCATTGTACCGTTTAATGTACCTACAAACTTTGTGTTTGTTGGTGCTTCAAAAGTACCTTCTGTAGTTCTAGCAAATGCTGAAGTTGTAGCTGATTGTAACACTGTTAATGAAGCTGGAGAAACAACTGCATAGTTACCTGCACCACGTCTTGTACGTTGTGCAATTAAGTTAGCTGTTCTGTTTATTAACACTGCTAAAGCGGCATGCTCATCACCAACGAAAGTAGCAGTACCTGATACTGCAGCCTGGTTGTATGTGAATTCAGTTGCGGCTAATGTACGTAGAGATAATAAAATCTCCTGATCGATTTCTGCAGTAATCTCTTGAGCTAATGCTGCCATGATTTCTGCTTCTACGTCGATACCGTGCATTGCTTGTGCATCTTGAGCGGCTTCAAAAGTCCAACGTGCTTGTAGTTTACGTGTCTTTGCTTCTACAGCCTGCTTTAAGATTTGAACGGAAATATTTCTTCCACCAACACCTTCCATAGCTGCTGTTGCACTTCCACCGTAACCAGTTGCGGCTGATGCTGCACCTGTTCCATTAGCACCTGAGTATGCAGTTGCAATTTTGAATGGTGATAATGCTTCGTCACCAGCTGCTGTTGGAGTAGCGGCTGCTGAAGTATCTGCCATTGCTGTTGCATAACGTACTCTTAGTGTATGGATTTGACCAACTGGTCCAGTCATAGGCTGAACACCAACTAATTCGTTGGCAATAACAGTTGGCATAACACGTCTGATAACAGGTAAAATTACTCTGTTAAGAGTTGCAATGTTACCTGATGCAGTTGAGCCCGCTGTTGCGTTCTCAGCTAAGTGTTTGCGAGTGTTTTCTAAGATAACACCCATTGTTGAGCGACGAGCACCTTGTAATCCTTCTAGGAGGGCTTCTTTGGTCTCACCCCAACGGCTTTCTAGTAGTTCTTGTGACATTAAATGTCTCCTTTTTTAGTTTAAAGCCCTGCTAGGCGTTTCAAGGCAATGACGTTTGAATCGTCAGTTGCTTTATCGACAACCTTTGCAGTTTTATTACCAGTTTGTTCAGTTAAACTTGCAGCCTTTTTAGTTGCTTTGGTTTCACTTAACACTGCTGGCAAATATTTTTCAAAAGCGTTCTTCAATCGAGATGTCTGAACGTTTTCAAGTAAGTTAGTCATAATTTCTCTCTTCTCATCATTGAGAGGAGATAGAAGCTCGTCCAATGTAGCATCACGCTCATTGGCTTCTTTTATAACTTTGATTTCGTTATTTTTGCTTTCAACAAGTGCTTTCGCCTTGTCTTTAACAGCAATGGCTTCTGCCAACTGTTTATCTTTTTTAGCAATAGTTGCATTTAGTTTACGTACTTCCTCATTTTCATTTAAATGTGTAGCACCAAACTCAGTTGCATATGCTTCGAAGATTCGACGACCAAAATTGTTCTCACGAGCAGTTTTGATGTCTTCTTTAAGTTGACCCATTTCAGCCTTAAGATGCGTAGATACAGTTGAAGCCATCTTCTTAGCAGATTCTTTTACAAACTTGCTCTTTAGATTATCAAGTTTATTGCGTGCTTGTGAAACAAGTCTAACCTTAGTTTCCACTAAGTCTTTCTTGTCACTTGCAAATTCCTTGATTTCTTCAGCCAAAGCACCAACAACAAATGATTCTAACTTGGCAAATCCTGTCTTTGATACTTTACGATCTGTGCGTAGTTCTTTTAACTCTTCTGAAAGTTGTTTTACTAAAAAGCCGTTAAACTTATTAGCATTTTCTTTCATCTTGTTATGAAACTTTACACGATCACCAGCAAGTGCTTTCTTCTCCTCGTTAAGAGCAGATATTTCACTTGCCAAGCCTTCTGTAACCATTTTATCTAGGGCCTCTACCATCACAGTTTTGTCATGCTCATAGCGTTGTGCAAACTCCTCACGAAGTTCACTACGTACTGTCTCTTTGGCTTCTACCAATTTTGCTTCCCATTGTTCAGCAATTGCTTGGCGAGTGTCCTCATTGACGAGATCGCTATCTAATAGTGGTTTAATAGCATCTAACATGCGATTCTCCTAAATTTTTAGGTCTCTGATAAGACGAGAAACCTCGTCTTTCAGGTACTTTTGTATTTTGCCGTCTTTCCCAGACTCACGAGCCATTTCTAAAATATGATGTCCATGTTTCATGTTCATCAGTCCTTCATAAATTGCTTTTGGATAAGCATTTGGAGCACTGGGTTGTGCGACCACGTCTACAGTAACTATTTCAAAGTCACTGACACGTCCGTTATGTGGATCAACGTTACCTGATCCACGACTCGAAACGCCCAATCTCACACCGGATTGCAACATAGTTTTAACAAGTTGCCCCATTGGAGTTGGGAGAATTTTTAGTTTTCCGAAACCATTTGGACCGTCCATCCACATGCTTTCAATCATGTGACATACACGGTCTAAATTAATTTTAAGGTCATCTGGATGATCTACTTCGCCAAGAACACTGTTACCGCCTTTGATTTGCTCGTTAAGAGTAGCAACTGCTTCCTTAATTTCACTTACAGGATAAACACGTTCGTTGGCATTTTTCACGTCACCTTGTATGCAGATGCCTTCCATATAGAGATCCTTACCGTCTTTGCCTTCAACAAGTTGAATTTTTGCTGCTTCGAAAGTAAGGTTTTCTCTAAGATATAGCTGTCCCATATACTCGGTTCCTACGCTAGATTAATCTATAACACTTTTGGTGTTAACACCAGAAGCTTGTGCTAGTTCAGGCTTTGGAGCTGGCTTAACGTCTGGCTTTGTAGTTCCGTCCATGTCACCATATTTTGGTGTTGCACGGCCTTGTGCGCCTTTGTTGCCTGCATCAATGTTTACTGGATGTGCATCCATTCCCTTTTGACCTGAGTTTGCAGCATATGGTGACTTACTAGCTGGTGATGTTGTAACTGGCTTTGGTGCTGGAACTAAATCTACGTTCTCATTAAAACCTTCTACTTCAACATTAACATCAATTGGCTCGTCCATTTCGTCTTCGATGCCATCAATCTCGTCTTGCTCGCCATCAATCTCATCTTGCTCGCCGTCAATGTCGTCTGTGTTGTCATCAACCTGTGCCATTAGCTCTTCGAATTCACCCATTAGTTCGTCTAATTTGTCTTCGATATCTACTACACGGTCTTCTAACTCTTCTTCACCGTCATCATCATCAACGTCAATGTCGATCATTTCAATTTCTTCTTCGTCGTCTTCCATTCTGACGCCTTGCTCTTCAGCTTCGACTTCATCAATCAAAGAGTCAACTTGTGATCCACCAATTTCTGTTTCATCAATTTTTTGATCGTTGTCGTTATCTTTGTCACGCTTTCCCATCTTACCCATTTCGTCATCTCTACGATCTTTCATGGATTGTTTCTTGCCTGACTCGGCACCGTCTTTAGCACCTAAATGCTCATCTTCACGGTCCTTATAACCTTGCTTTTCTGTAATTTCTTCTTCAGACATAATCTCTTCGTATATGTCTCTTGACTTCTCAACCACTATATCGTGGAAAAGAGCTTTTGCATTTTTTTCATCATCGTTGATGACGAATTCAATAAGTTGCTCAAATTTGTTCATTAAAATATTCCTTCTAAGTATTGGGCTCAGTATAGTACTTACAAGAAAGTTAAAAAACTAGTAGTTTATAGGGGTAAAAGTGGTAGAAAATGAATTATTTTCTGTGCTAACCTACATCTGTGGTGGAGGTGGAGCAAATTGTGCTTGTACACGCTTGAGATCTTGCTGCTTTTCATAGTTTCTAAGATCGTACATTCTACGCAGTTTAGATATCTGCTTTAGTGTGAGTTTTGTTTTACGCAACTCGCCAAGTTCTGGAACAGAGTTATCGTCTTTCTGTTCTTGATATCCGTCTGCCGTTGCATCATAAAATTCAAATAGTTTCATAATAGTATTTATGCAGGAGGTTCTTCAGGAGCGGCTGGTGCAGCCATGTCAACGTTTACATCAACTTCTTCGCCACCGGCAGCCTCTTCGCCAGCAACTGCATCGCCCATCTCAACATCACCTTCAAAGTCGCCTGGACTGATACCTACTGTACGTAAATCACTACCAGTTGGTTCAGTTTCAATTGGTTGTCCGGTTTCTTCTTCCCAATACTCAGTATTTTCTTGAAGTTCATCGTCAGTTAATCCAAGATAGCGTTTCATAAGAAAACGCTTGCTCATATAGGGTAGTTGTTCTAATGCACTAAATGCTTGAATTCTGGTTGTGTCCAGTTCGGCCTGTCTATAACTCGCAAAGTTTTGAGGAGGTGCAAATGTAATGTTAAAAAGTCCACTATCAATGTTGAAACCTCTCCAACGCATAAACATTTTGAATTCATCATCGAGTTTTTCAATCACCTGCTTTTGCAATCTTTCGCAATACTGATTGAATCTGTATTCTTGTATCAGAGCAGTACCAACTCTACCATCATTCATTGGTCGATCAGAGTCATCAGGACCAGTTGGCAAGTAACTACTTGGTACTCGTAATCCTCTACACATTTTATTGTTAAAATATTTTAAATCGTCAATTTGTCCAAGGTTTTCACCACCTGGTAGTGTTTCAACTTTTGAACCACGTCCTTCAGCAGTTTGAGGAAAGAAGTAGTCTTCGTTGATTGACAATGGATTGTAGGTTGTATCCATTGTGGTTGTTTGTTGACCACCTTGTGGATTTGGTATACGTCTTTGATGTACTTCATTTTTTACACGTTCTACAAACTGCATTGCAAGATGCGATGGCATGTTTCCAACATCAATATAAAACACACGTCTTTCAGGAGCACGTTGTACTCTGTAGATCAATATAGCATCTTCGAGCAGTTCTTTTTGTTTGAACACTTTGAATATCATTTCCAGCACACTCTGCGAGAAAGGCCAGAAAAAGTCTAATCCTTCACTGAGTCCAAGATGCACAACGTTTTTTGCATCAATCACTGTTTCATTTACTGTGTGTTCGAATCTGCTCTGTCCAGCAGGAGCATTTGGGATGGTATAGTTTGAACCACCCATGGCACTACCGCCAGTTCCGATTATTTCTCCTGAGTTTATTCCTGTGCCGTAGTCTGTGGTTTTCTTAGGTGCTATGCTGAGATTTTGAAAGTTTGGATTTATATCTCTGATCACATACTGCTCAGGTCGTTTGCCTTCATTTTCGTTTACAATCACACGTACAACCTTGGTCATGTCAACCCAGTACAGTTCGAATGTTTCTGGATCACGTACAAATACTTGATCACCATACTTGATAGTGTTTCTAAAAATACGGAACATACGCTGATCAAGTTTGTTCAGTTTTGTCCACTGTTGTAGTTGTGTGCGTATTATTTCAATTTCGTTATTTGTTGGTTTATCAGTGTATTGAACTTCAAATGGTGTATTGTTGCTTTCATTTTTTTGTGTTGAAAACTCTGCTATAATGTCTAAACAAGCATTGATTTCGCTATCAGTATCCATGTTTTCATACTGATTGTAGCGTTCTATTCTGTTTGGATGACCAGAGTAAACTTCTGGTAGATGACTTTGATAGTTTTTAAAACCAAACTGTCCGCCAGAACCACCACTACCATAAGCAGGACCTCTTGCGTTTTGTCCACTTATAGGACTCAGTTGACCACCGGTGTTATCAACTGCTTTGAAGTATTTTTTCCAGGACATTTAATTTCCATGTAAATCTTTGTTATGGAGTATTTATCAGTTGTTGCGAGCGGCGTTTAATTGTTCGCCTTGGAGTCTGGTGCCTTTTGTTTGCTGATCTAACATTGCCTGCATAACTGCTAATAGTTTTTCGTTACTGCCACCATCGCCTTGTATGGTTTGCGTTTGGCCAGCAGCTGGACCACCTTCCATGTCTGTTAGTCCTTGATTGCTAATAGATAGTCCGCCTGCGTTGCCAAGTTTTGGGCCAGCAACTGATCGAAGTTGGCTTAATGCATCCATTTGTCCGCCAGTTGCAGCACCTTGAGCACCAACTGTTTTACCGTCGCCTAAGCCCATTTGCATCGACGCTACACCACCTTTGCTAGAATAAGCACTAAAAGAGCCACTAGAAAGTTTTGTGCCACCAAGCTGACCATTTACATAATCTCTTTCGTAATTTACGTTAGCACCATCTTGTGTTATCGAGCCTTTCATGTTAGCAGAAGTCGAACCATCTGCTGAACTGCTCATTTGCAATCCGCCTATTCGTGGACCTTTTCTGTAGAGTTCGTTTCCTCTACTGTCCACTGTCACAACAGAACCATCACCAAGTTTAACATCAAAGGTTCCTGGTATTCTTCCAGGCACACCCGGACCAACCTGTCCTGGTATAACTACTCCACTGGTTTTGCCCATTTTTAGTAG